GTGGTTCCTTCAGCGAATGGGTTAGCGACCATGCCGTAGCGGGTCTTAAAGCCAATCTTGGGCTGGAAGGTGTTCTCGCCAACTGCACGAACCATCTGAAGAGGAACGTATGGGCAATAGAACAGACCTGCGTCATAAGGTGAAGTACCCTTATAACCGACAACGTAGTACTGGTTGCCGTTTGCTGCGTTAGCAGAGGTGAGGTTTGCAGAGTATGGGTCAATGTATACACGATACTTACCTTGCAGAACACCAGCAAAGGTGTTACCGGTGTCATCAACGTTAAGGTTAGCGTTGAGGGCGGGGGTGTAATCAAGTACACCTGCCATGGTGAGGGCGGAAGCAACGTCTGCGGAGCAGAGGATCATGTTGCCCTTTCCTCTACGAGTGCGCTGTGCAATTGCGTTAGCGTCACGCTCGATTTGGAACAGGAGACCCTTGAACTTCTCAACACTCCAGCGACCGTTGGAGTCGATGTCAAGGTCGAATACACCAGCAGTAGCGGTGTTAGAAACAGCACCTTGCTCAGAAACCTTATAGATGGTTCTGATGACTTCACGGTTGATCTCAGCAAGAATCTCGCTCGACAGGATGTTAGCGAGTTCTGCTTCAGCGTTCAGACCGTGGATTGCCTTAAGGTCCTGTGCCAGTTCCAGGGAGTACTCTGCCTTGAGTGCTCTGGACTTAGCGGTGACGGTGACCTTCTCGATCGAGAAAGCCATTTCGTTGAAGTTGTCATTAGAGGTGCCCAGATCTTCAGCGTCGTCAGTACGCATACCCTGACCGACGTTATAACCGGTTGAAGATGCGGTTGCAACGGGGTTCAGTGCTGCGGGGTTGCTACCTGATTGTGAGGTAGTACCCAGACCAGCGGCAGCATCGGACATACCGTTGGTCAGGTCGAATCCTTCGTTCTGACCAGAGAATGCGGTATCTGCTTCATCGAACAATGCTTCGGTTCCACTTTGTGAAGTGTACTTGGAACGCATTGCGAAGATGAGTCCGGTAGGACCAGACATAGGCTGAACGCCTGCGAGGTCATAAGCGACCAGGTTAGGCATAGAGCGTCTGATCAAGGAGATCAGAACTGGGTCGAAACCAGCAACTGTCTGACCACCTGAAGAGGTGTAGCCACCATTACCAACAGCATTGGTAGGTTGCTCAGCAATCATGCCGCCTTGCTCAAAGGCGACTTGCTCTTGCATGAATTTTTCTTGGTTTTCCAGCAGGACGGCGGTTACCGCTCTACGATGGGGATCTGAGATTTTGTCAAGACCCTCATAGTTGAGGAGAGGTGCCCACTTTTCCTGCAACTGTTCAGATTGGAACATTTGCTTTTAAAGGGTAAATTTACGTTTGAACGAATGTTAAATTCAGTTTTGCAGAGTCGAACCCAGGGTTCTCAGGTATGCAGACATCGAGTTAGAGTATGACTCAGGTGCTGCGTTGTCTACTCCCTCAGAGAGGGTTTCGGACTTAGCTACGGAAGACTCTTTCTTAGAGGCAAAATATGACTCTTTGAGTGTTTCCAGTTTTTCACGATAAGATTCTTCACTTTCAAACTCTACACTTTCGGAAAGTGAGGCGAGCTTCTCTTTCTGAGTCTGTGCAAGACCTTCAGAGACTTGATCTAAGATTCCATCAGCAACCGACTCTGCGAGACGCTTGTTAAGGGAAATATTTTTCTCAATTTGCTCGTTGAGTTTTGTCTCCATTTCATCAAGTTTTTCTACCATACTCTCGACAACATCATACTTCTCGTCAGGGATGGATACATAATGTTCTTCAAAAAGACCTCTCATTCCTTGCAGGAAGGATTCGGTCATTTCAGTCTTGAGTGCATGTTCGATGACCAGTGCGTTCTCTTGGAACCACTCGTCAGAAACATACTCCAGGTAGGAATCAACTCGCTCTGCGAGTTCTTCTTTTGCTTCAGCAACTTGCTCGTCCAGCTTAGCAGCATACTTCTGCTCCAGGGACTCAGTTACTTCAGCAACCTTGGACTTAAGCGCGGCCTCAAAAATGATTTTGGCCTTCTCTTTGAATTCCTCAGAGAGTTCTTCGCCGCCAAGAAGTGCATTGACATCTTCTTCGATATCTACTTCTTCTTCGGTGATTTCTTCTTGCTCAGCAACTACCTCTTCAGTAGAAGTCTCTTCCTCTTCGATGGTCTCCTCATCATCGAGGATTTCGTCTTCTTTGATACCTTTCATGGGTTCTGCTGCTTTTGCTCCTTTGTTAACCACGTCTTTGACGCCTTTGAGAGTTCCGCCAGGAGTTTTCAGCTTTGCTGAATCGTCGTCTGGTTTGTAGTTCTCAGGGGTAGGACCTCCGAGATCTTCGTATGAACCAGCGATGGACGTATCCATAGAGTCAGCTGGTTTCGCTCCGGCATTGACAGCAGTTTTGGATTGCTTTGTGCCTACTTCCATTTCTTGTAAATCTCCACTGGACATTTGAACGCTCCGATTCTTTACTGTATAAAATCTATATTTATTTATAAATTAAAATATTTTATCAATGATCAAATACTATTCAAGAAGTCATTGAACAGATTCAATTTCTGCTCGTCTAACTTCTTCTGATCAACTAATGTATTGATAGTTTTATAGGTCTTTTCCGCATACTTTTCACGAAGGATGCCACCATCCCAGACCCAATCTTTTCCTTCCATGATTCCCTCAACAAATGCATCGGGAGCAGAAGGATCAGCGACGATATCAGCTGCAGTTGCTAACATGAAGTCATCACCAACAATGTTGACACCCTCACGAGTCATTTTGAGGGATCCGATACCACGAGAAGAAACGCCAAGTTTTACGCCTTCATCAATAAGACTCTTAGCAATGTTACCCATTGGGGTATTCATGATCTTTGCCTTACCAATAAAATTGGAACCAGACTCTTTCAAAGAAACAATCTTGTGTGATACCCGGTCAAGATTGACGGTAGGACCATCGGGGTGACCGAGTTCACCAAGTGCTCTACCTACAACAACATGGTTTTCGTTGTAACGAGCAACTTCACGGCGCAGAGTTTCCATAGGATACATACGACCATTACGGTTCTTGATGTTTCCTTGGAGGAAAACTCCCTCAATGTACAAATTCTTTTTACCGTTGCGTTCCTCAACGATAAAATCAACTGTTTCGATTTCTTCTCTGATAAGTTTCATTGGTTTTTACGCTGTGACTCCGATTCTTGCAACTTTAAGTGTTGCGCTGCCAATATAATAAATGGTGTCTTCAGGATGTTTTTCAAGGATTAATACATCATCATCCTTAACAGTAATAGATCCAATACCTGCATAATTCGCATCCTGTGTATAAACAACTGCGGCTGCACCAGAATTGTTATAAACTCTGACGAATCTTGCAGAATCAACGGTCGTTGAGTTACCAATGCCCGCAGTTAATTGTTGTTCACCAGCAGAAATGATTATCCTTGACATTGTTGTACAGAATTTTTATTTATTTATAAGTATCAGACACCATCAGTGGATTCGATGTCCTCATCATCAATTTCTTCCTCATCTTCAGCAGGGTCACCGAAGGTTTGAGACGCCACATAAGGGCGGAATGCATCAATTTTCTCTGCAGATTTTGCAAACAAAAGATCTTTAATCTTATCGCTGATCTGAGAGGGAGACTCGTCAGTCACAATCGCATCTAAAAGGTCATCCATTTAATTGTATAATAAACAACTACATATATTTATATTTCTCCACCCTTGGGCATTTCTGGTGCCTCAGTAGAGGATCCGTCAATCTCTGGTTCCATGACTGGAGCACCTAAATCCATGGATGCTGCATCTAAAGGTTGACCAGTTTCGGGGTCAACAGGTGCATTTGGATCAGGAATAATGCCTTTTTTAATTTCATCTTCGATGATCTTATCCTGCTCAAGGATCTCAATATCAGTTTGACGCAGGATTTTGCGACGAACATAGTCTTGAGAATAGTATTTTCCGATGTATGGTTCAGCAGTTTGAGCAAGAGTCAGTCTCTCATTGAGAAGTTCTGCTTCTTTCAGTTCAGAGAAGTGGTTATCATAGAGGAAATCATACTGAATATGCTCACTCATAACCTCCCAATCTTCTGGAGTAATTATGTTCTTCAGGAGTAATTGGGTCCTCAGCATGTCATTAAACATGTTAGAGAATCTCTTTCTCAAACGACCAACAAACTTGGTAAACTTGAGTTCGTCTCTCAAGATTTCAGAAGATCTCCCCAAGTTAAACCCACCTTCGCCATCCATTCGTGATGGAGGGACGTTAAGTGAACGGTAGAGTTTCTTTTTAAAATACTCAATATCAGTGATTTCACCGAGGTTCTGTCCTCCTGGGAGAGTTGAGATTTCTGTTCCTCTTCCACCTTCGCGTCTGGGGAGCCAGAAGTCTTCGAGCATTGCCATGTATTTTTTGTCATCGCGGATCTCTCCAGTGTCAGCATTGTATACCAGTTTGTTGCGATAACGCATCATTACGTCACGCAGATATTGTTCTGCTTTTTGCTTAGGCAGATTACCAACATCAATGTAGAAAATACGACGCTCTGGAGCACGGGACAATCTGTAAATAACCAGTGAATCCTCAATCATTCTCAGTTGATTGAGTGATTTAATCGCTTTGTGAAGATATGAAAGAGTAGTTCCTTTATTTCGATCTACTAAACCAGATGTACAATATGTGATAGAATCTTTTGCAATCTTAACGCCAGCACTTGCTCCAGTCTGTGCTGGATTACCAACAGGATATTGAGATTTGGGATTATAAATGAAATATTCTTCGATCTCTGGGAAGTTGTAATCCATTGGATTATCACTTCTCAGTTTTTGGAATACGTTATTTTGCTTATCACCTGGTTTCTTCTTTTCTTGTCTTACATAACGCATCTTTGCTGCGTCAATATAACGTAACTCCTGAATTCCTGCAGTAGGATTCTTCAGGTCGATAATTTTATGATAGTAAATACGTCCATCGATATACCAGTTACGATAGATTTCGTGTGCTTTCTTGTCGAAATCTAAGAGATCGAGGATATATTTAAATTCTTTACGGATTTTAGTCTTAATACCATCGCTGGCATTGAGGTTTGACAGCTCAATTTCTACAGGACTGTCGTTTGTATCCGATACGATTGCTTCGTTTACGATATCTTCGATGGCACTGTCCGCTTCAGGATGAAGTGCCATCTCACGATATCTTTTGATGAGATCAAACTCAGTACGAAATACTC